CCAGATGCGCTCATCAACGATCACCTGACCGACGTGTCCGCATTTTATCGTGCTGTCGCAGTGTATCTTGTAGCCGAGCTTTGAGGCTCTCCAGCAGAATGCGAGATCCTCGCCGAAGCCCTCGAACGGCGTGAACCAGTCCTGGTCGTTGAGCAGTAGATCCTCAACAACCGAGACTTTCATCATGCAGCAGCCCATCCCGATGCCTGCCACCTCGAATGTGGTGTCTCTCGGGTAGTCGTCATATCCGACCCATGACTTGCCCTCGATGTCGAGCTCCTTGAACAGCACCGGCGTGAAAGGCGCTCGTCTGCGGAAATATAGACCGCTGACGATGTCCTTGCCCTCCTCCATGTGCTTGAGCATCTTGGGCATTATGTCCTGCGGAAATAGCATGTCACTGTCGAGCCATAAGATATAGTCAGCGCCCAGCTTTATGGCCTGCTTGCAAAAGTTGTTTCTCGCCTCGTAGATCAGGCTCCCGATCTGAAAGCTGACCACGGTCTCTCCGACGCTGGTCATCGTGGCGATACTCTGGGCGAATGGTGCGGCGACTTGATCCATGCACGGCACGGCGATCAATGTTTTCATGATTTGCTCCTTTCGTTGCTCCAGCAAATAAAGACCGAGCCCAGATGGAGCAACAGGACTGAGCTCGGCCTATATGATCTAAACTCTCCCGAGTAGATCCCTTACTTCACGACCTTGCAGAACGCAAACGGTGCCACCGGCTCGATGCCGACGAACTCTCTGCCGAATACCTCGACGAGATCCTGCTTCTTGAGGCTGAGCCTGTCGAGGGTGATGTTGATCTCATCGCCGTTCGGGAAATTCATCAGAGCGCCGTGGTTGAGGTCGCCGACGAGCATGTAGGCGACGCCAGTGGTCGCAGCGCTGAAGCTGGTGATGTGGTTGTTGAAGATGACCGGCAGGCCCTCGAACGGATCATAATTGTATCCGTTGGCAGCCTGAGCAGCCTTGAAAGCGCCCCACGTCGCTTTGTTCATGATGACGACAGGGTTGGCAGCCTCATCAGAGAGCTGGCTGAGCGCCTGAGCCACGAGACCGACGCTGATGGTGGTCGAGGTGTACTTGGCGACAGCGACCTGAGTGGTGGTGCTGGCGGTGCCGCAGGCGATGATCTTGTCGAGCAGGGTATCAGCAGCCTTTTTGGCGATCTGATAGGTCAGCTCGTCATAGATGTACTCGAGGAATGCTCTGCCGCTGAGGTCGAGCGCCTCGTCGGTGATCTGGATGGCTTTCTTGATGCTGACCGGCTTGAGCTCTACGATGCCGAGAACGAGGTTCTCAGGATCGATAGCAGCGCCGCCCTCGGTGTGAACGATGGCTCCGTCAGAGCTGATCTCGAAACCGACCTTGAGATTGCCTCTGAGGTAGGCTTTTCTTACTCTGCTGGTGATGCCGTCTCTCTCCCACGCAGTCTTGATGATGTCATAGACTACAGCAGGTACCGGGACGGTGCCGTTGGTTGCGTTCTCGCTGAGCAGAGCTCTGACCTCTCTGTCATCCTCGCTCTTGAGATAACGTGCATATGCCTCCTCGTACTCGGAGGACTTTCTGATTTCCATTTCAGTCATGGTGGTTCTGGTCTCCTCAATGGTTTCTTCAACAGGTGCAGGTGCCTCCTCGACGGTGGTGCCTACGCCCTCGGATATAGCCTCAGCCAGCGCCCTGCGCTCAGCCTCAGCTGCTTTTCTCGCCTCGAGCTCGGCATTGATGGCGGTGAGCTCCTCGGAGATGTTTCTCAGCTCCTCCAGCTCCATGCCGTCCATGTCGGCAGCGGCGATCTCGGCCTTGCGCTGCATGAGCACGCCAGCCTCGGTGTCCTTAAAATCAAACATGCGGACTATACCTCCGTTAAAATTTTTATGCTCAGAATGAGCTTTTCTCTTTCAGCACGCTGGCGCTGTTCCATCTCGACCTCCTCGAGCACCTCGGCGATCACTCCCTCGCTGTCGGCTCGTGCTGATATTTCAGTGGCGTTGTTAGCAGGCAACGACACGGCACTGACGTCATATAATTTGCTGATGGCGGTGATGGTTCTGGTCACGACCTTGTTGCCGCCGTCGTCCTCCGACTTGCTGCGCTTGCTGTCTGCGACAGTGAAGCCGAAGCTCATCTTGTTGGTGTAGCCGCCCTTTATCTCCTCGTAGAGCTGGCGGCCTATCTCGGTGCCTCCGAGATTAGCTCTGACCTTGAGACCGTGGTCATCTGTTTCGAGCTCGAGGGTGCCGTTGCTCCTGCGAGCAAATACTCTGCCCTCGTGGTCGTACTGCATGATCACGTCGTCCATGTCAGTGTTATCGAATGCGGAGCGCTCGACCTGCTCATAGACGGTCGTGTCGCCTATCTTGCCGAGCCTATACGGCTGGTCGAACGTCGTGGCATATCCCTCGACCGTGTAGCTGTCCTCAGCCTGGTCGGCTATGCGCACCTCCATATCTCGGTAGGTTCTGCCCTCCCTGAGCTTGTCGTCTATGGTCTTACTCATTTCTCGTATCTCCTACGTTGTAATATTCGCCTCTGATAGGCAGCTGGTCTCCGATCTCAGGCGGCAGCGGCGTGAGGTTCCATATCTCCCTGAGCTCGTTGCGGCTCATGAGACCACGGTCTGCCATCTGCGCACTGACTGCCAGCTTGTCGGCGTTGCTCATGTACTGCAGCCGGTTGGCGGTCGCCATGACGTATGTGCCTCGTTCCCTCTCAGTCTGTGAGAAAAGCATCTTGGAGGTCGTCTCCGAAAACTGGATACTGAATGGCTCGATGGCTCCCTCATAAAAGGCCGCCCACGCATCGCCGATGGCCTTGTTTTCGAGCACGTCCTCGTTCACGCCGAAATACTTGTACACGTTCTCGTTAATGAGCTTGACCTGCTCGGCATCTGCCACGAACGGCTTGCTGTCTATCTGCTTGATGTCGGTGTAGGTGTTAGGCCAGAGCAGCAGTCCGTCGCCGGTCTCGAGGTTTTCACGAGTGAAACGCTCACGCTCGAGTGCGAGGTCGGTCTCCTTTGACCAGTTTTTCATCGTTGCCATGAAACGGAACGAGGCAGCGTTTTTGACGCCCTCCTCAATGCCTTGGTTTTGGATGGTGAGCAGATCCATCGTCGGCCCGAGTGCGCTGTTGCTCTCGCCGAATAGGTCGTTGCTGTACTGGTACTTGGTCATGATGCCGACACGTTTCAGCTCGATGGCCTTGCGGCGTCCGTTAAAGAACTCCATGCGGAGCCACGGCTCGCCGTCGAACTCGACCACCTCGAGCTTGCGAGACAGCACTGGATATATGCCAGTCGTGTCGCCGTTAGCGTCCATGACCGGCACGATGACCGCCGTGTTGCGCATATCGAGGATGGTGCTCAGCCTATAAAGGAACTGCGACCACGTCTGCCACTCGTTCGGCCCGAGCCTGAGCTTGCTCTGCAGGCTGGGCTTGGCGGTGCCGTTGACCTCGACCTTGAGCTTGCTGACGTGCCTCGCTCTTGCATCGACCGCTGCCCTGATGAGCTCGCTCTCGTAAAGCTCGCCATCCCAGTTGCGGAACACCGGCGTGTAGCCGCTGAGCAGCTTGAAGTAGTCTCTGCCGATGGTCGGCTCGATTATCTTTTCCTTGCCGAATAGTTTTTCAAAAAGGCCCATTATGCCCTCCGTTAATTGACCAGCTGAGCGCCATACTCAGACCAATATTTCATCCGTACTGTCATAGCGTCCAGCAGTGCTGCCATGCCGTCGATGTGCTCGGTCGCTGACAGCTTGACCAGCTTTTTTCGGTCGGTCTGCACGTCATGCTTGAGCGCTGCGTTCAGCATGTGTATCTTGAGGAGATCGTTGTCTCCGATGTGTATGTGGCCTCCCCTTATGAGCCCCTCTGCCTCGTTGATGACCGGCGTGAGGTTGTAGCCCTGATAGACGTCATCCATCTTGAAACCGAAGCCCTCCATGTCGGAGACCAGGTACTGAGCCGAGTAGCGATCGTAGCCGACGACCAGTGGATAGCATTTGTACTGCACCACGCACTCTCTGAAGAACTCAAAGCAGTCATGGTAGTCCACGAACGTGTCGCCGCTCAGCTGCAGGAGCCCTCGCTGGATGTATATGTCATACGGCAGGCCGTCTCTCGCCTTGGCCTCCTCGAGCTTTTCCGAGGGCAGATAGAACTTGGCCCTAACGTACAGCTCGCCGTTCTTCTCGATGACCACGCAGCAGGCCGTGAGGTCGGTCGTGCGTGACAGGTCGATGCCGCCGACGCAGTAGCAGTCCGTGTGGTCGGATGCCTCGATGGGATCGCCGCTGGCTGCCTCTATGTCCTCGGCTGCGAGCCATGCCACGGAGCTGTTCTGTTTCACGCAGCAGTATTTGCAGAGGAACTCGGCTTTTTTCGATAGGCTCCCCTCTGCGACCGCTATCTCCTCGAGCATATAGTCCACGCTCACGCTCACTCCGAGGTTGGGCATTGACTTGTGTAGCTCGTTGATGTCGTTCCACTTTGAGAGGTCGTCGATGGTGTACAAAAAAGGCAACAGCTTTTTCTCCTTGCTGTCGCCCATTAAAAAACGAGTTGACCTCTTGATCAGCTCGTCGTAAATGCTCCCGTTTATATATCCCGATGTCGTCACGCTCAGGAGTAGCCCCTCGGGCCGTGCTCCCATGCCTGACTTCATGACCTCGTATTGTTTGAGCCCCTTGTCGCCCTCCCAGCTCGCTATCTCATCGCAGATGCACAAGCTCGGGTTGAAACCGTCCGAGGTCTTGGCATTGAATGCGATCTTTTTCATCATGCTGTTGCTCTCGCCGATATAGAGGTCTGACGCTCTCTTTTTCGGCAGGGCCGCATCATCCAGCACCTTTTTGTTGTGGGCGTCTCGCTCCGAGAATGCCTCCTTGAGGGCCTTATACTCAGGATCCAGCAGTGTCATCTGCCAGACGTTGCCGTATATTATCTGCGCCTGGTCGAGCTTAGGTGCGAGACAGAATACTCTCGTGCCGAAGCCCTCGGTG